TGGGTGAGATAATTGATTCAAGCTCAGAGGAGTGGCGAGCATGGTGTGAAGCTCGTCATGTTCTTAAACTAACTAAACTTAATGACAGACAGCTATACATTGAGTCAGTTACTAAAGTTCGTGGTCAAAAAGCCGCACAAACATTACAGGATAATATCCGTGTCATCTGGAATCTATCGAAATCCTAAACTGCTTAAAATGGCTAGTGAATGCCCAGTTTGCATGAATTGTCAACGAAACAATAATGGCGATGTCGTGGCGGCTCATTCAAATCAATTGCGAGATGGCAAAGGTCGTGGGCTTAAAGCGCATGATTATCGTATTGCGTTTTTGTGTTATGTTTGCCATCTTGAACTTGACCAAGGTAAAGACATGAGCAAACAGGAACGTGTTGAGATGTGGGAGGAAGCGCATCGCAAAAGCATTGGTTGGCTTTGTGAATCTAAGAGACTGATTGTCAAATGAAATGCCTATTTAAAGGTTGCAAAACCACATCGCTACTTATGACTGTTGAATTATGCTACCCTTGCACTCAGTTGATTGAGCATACACATGTAGCTGATTTGATTGCTCAATATGTTGCTCGCATTGCAGAACTTGAAGCAGAACTAAAGCAAAAAAGTTAATAGTTTTACCGTGGCGAATTGTTGGGTGTCAGCGACCCAATAGTTTTATTTATTCTCAGAGAATCGTGCTTCATCGAGGATTCGCCACACCACAAATTGCATTGAATACATCAATGAACTTTGCGCCTGATTCTAGCGTTGCTAACGTGTCTTTAACTGAGTAGGTAGGCAAGTCTCTCTCTAGCTCTCTACAAACCGCCCTAGAGGTCTCTGAGCCTTTTAGCGACCCGCAACCGTTCAATAGCAGTAGCGTTGTCACCATCAGCCCTGCGAACACGGTCTGCAATATCCTCAATCTTCCTTGCTTGTGCATTATCAGCCTCTCTCATAGCATTTTCAGCAGAGTCATACCCTTGTTTACGACCTGTTAAATAAATCGCTAGAACGCCCAATACAGCCCCAGCCAAAGCAAGAAGATAGCCTTTAAACTTTAACCAGATTGCCATTTACCAGTCCTCATCTGAGTTGCCATCTCTTTTGCTCGGGTAGGTGTTTGGCTTGCCCATAAAGATTTAAGCATGTTATCTGCTGCGGCATCGTAATCGTTAATCTCAATTAGCTTTAGTGTGCTTTTAAATTGCATCAGACCATGCACACCCATCTGAAACGCCATGTTTAATAATACGGATTGCCTTGGTTCATTGAGTGTCTTAAAACTCGGTATAGAGCGACTCACAGCCTCGTAGACACCATTGACATCATTAGCTAATAGATACTCAGCTTCAGCCTCTGTAATGCCACCACCCTTAGACTTGTCAATTAAGCGACCATAGCCAATCGTTAAATAGCCAAGCGAGTCCTTATAAGCGTTACTTACAAATCCCTCATGCCTCTTTATCTGCTTAGTCGCTTGCGTTATCAAGTTTTGATTGCTTGATGACTCGAGCGATTGGGGAGGCAACGATGCAGACGATTCCAATGGCTTTGAGGACTTCGCTTCCAACGTTTTCGGTAACGAGAGACGGGAGAGAATTGATGACAATAGCGACATGATGGGGAAATAACTCCAAAAAGGTTAACAATGAGCCACCAAATATAGATAGCCTAATTGACCACCACTTAGACCAGTTTTGAACATCTGGGACTAAATTCATACAGGTTTACCTCTAAAGTAAGCAATGCCATCAAGCACAGCGCAGAACTCAGGTTGAATAAGTCTACCATTGCGAATAGACAACACGGCGAATCCTGAACAATGGTTTTTAGGATTGTCTTCACCGTAACCCATGTGGTCACCATCAACCTCGGCTAATGTGCCTGTGTCCACACCCCATCTTGTTCCGTTATAATCCGACAAAATTGTTGCTTGTAAGCGATGTAGATGACCCGTCACGATTGACGTGCCAGACTTTAAAGCATTGTTGTAAGTTGCATGAAGACCATTATTGTACCGATGCTTGATCATAAGGTTACGGTTGACCATAACTGACATGCAGAATAGCCAACGTGGGAAATGGTCTTTAAGCGAGAAGCCTGGCAAGCCCTCGTATTCAGGTGCAAGGTTAGCCAACTTAGACTCGAACCGCATGTCGTGGTTACCAAGCGTAAAAATAAGTTTAGCGTTACCTGCAACCTTCTCTATCTCGTTTAGTCTATCTGCAACCGCTTCTAGCTCTTCCTTAACGGTTGGCATCTTAACATTTGACCAAGATGCTTTAGGGTAACGTGAGATTGAAGCCCCATCTACAGCATCGCCATTCATTATGATAATTTCAGGCTTATGCTTTTTGACAAGTTTTACGAACGCTTTATGAGCTGAGGATATTTCATCTGGCCAGTAATGTGCGTCACTTGCTATGAAGATAGTTGCATCGTCTATGTCCACATCCATGCGACTCATGTAGTCACGAACGTAATAATCTGGAGCGTCTTTGTGGTCTGCAACTAAACGTATTTTGTATTTATTCTCAATTCGTCTACGTCTAATGTAAACGCCTCTTACTTCGAGATTGAGTTTTTTGCTGACTGCTGATGCAGATTTAAGTTGATTCCATGCTTCTATAAATTCGACATCTTTGATTCTGTCGCTCATTAGAACTCCAGTATTAACGCTTTATAAAACTTTCGATTAACACCGCAGCGGATAAGCCAACGACTATCCAAATGAGTTTATCGACCAACTTAAAGATTGCACCACGCCCAACGCTTATGCGTTCAATCTCAGCCACACGGTCTTCCATGTTTAGCTGTCTCGTATCATACGTATCCATACGATTAAATAATGTAATGATACGCTCCTCCATACGAGCCAAGGAAACCACAGCTTCTGAAAGTTTATCAAGTTTTTGTTCGATTCTAGCCAGTCGCTGTTCTTCCATTGCTCACACCAAATAAAATTTAACTAAGTATAGTATAGCGCCTAATACAGCGCCCGTAAGTGTTGCAACGATGTCCCATATGTCAGGTGTGCCGTAGCCTAAACTATCGAACCATTCTTTAGCTAGACCAGCCGCTACAGCAATACATAGCCCTATGCCCCAACCAAAGAATAGCGAGGCTGATAGCATAAGGGCTAGTCCTGACCAAAAATGAGCAACTTTATCGAGCGGTATCATTTTGTGCAGCTTGGTACGCAGCGACTACTTCTGTGGTATGAGTAGCTTGGCAAATGGCTTGTACCCGTGCGTCTTCTGCGCTGTAGTCATCTCCTGGTGCTACTACATGACGGTGAAATGTGCCTGATATTTGCTTGCCATCTTCCATGATTGCGGTCTTGGTGCGTACTTGTACGCTACCGTTCTCAAGTACTTCTATGCGGTCTACTACTACTAGTTTTTCTAAAGCCATAACATTCTCCGAATGAAATCAAGGGTTAAATTACTGTTCGTGCTACTTCAATCCAGTTTGTGCCGTCACAAATCAATGTAAGGGTATCATCAGCCGTTGCGCTAAAATTAGCTCCGCCAGACAATTTAATGTTGCTAGTTGAAAACACCGTTAATGAATCAGCAAATTGCAGGGTTATCAATCTTCCTGCATTAACGCCCGCAAAAATATCCGCAATATCAGACGTACCTGTAATAGGGATAAGGCTTCCGTTAAATGGAATTATAATTGTTGCCGCAGACGCAACCGAAACAGCCACGCCTTCTGGAAAATTGATAAAATTTCCTGTGCCTAAATTATTGACTACTTCAACAAGGTTTGAGTCAAATATAAAATCAACCAAAGAGTTGTTATTTGCCCCAGACCTAAAAATTAGCCCACGCACTTGGCTAACAGCACCTTCTTGGATGATTGCTTTAATTTGGTTATTGTCTGAACCGTCAAAATCGATAGCAAAACTACTGCCAGAAACACCAGCTCGACCATCTTCTTTTGAGACAATATTAAATTGATTGTAATTACAGTTTGCACCAGCCGAGACCCCAGCTGCTCCACATTGATATGTGTTAACGTTAAATGTATTTCCTGAAGCTGGTAAACTTGCACCACCATTTACAAAAAATCCGACTCCGTCCACATTTTGAATTGTGGCGTTAATCTGTGAATTTGAACAGTTAACACCGATTGATACGCCTTGACCTAGTGTGCACCCATCAACGATTGTTACATTGATAATGTTGGCATAACTAAAATTTACTGATTGATTGTCGTAGACAAGTCCTGTGTAAAGTGGGTTATAGCCAGTTAAAGTAAGCGTATTGCCCCAGCAATTATCTAACATTCTGCCGCTGTATTTTCCGCCTTCAGATACAACATTAAAATGGCAATGCTTAGAAGAATTTATGTCAAAGTTTGGGTAATAAGACCCACCACCTAAATCAGCATTTCCGCAGTCTATTGTTTTAACATTAACTGTGTTGTAATTAGAATTAATAACAATATCAACGCCAGTTAAAAAACAATTTTTAGCTACCACATCGTCAATAAAACAATGCGATGCTTTAGTCAAAATCATGCCGTGACCAAACAGGTCAGTTGTTGGTGCAATATTGTTTGTGTAGTTTCCGTCAAGTGTTAAACCAACAACATTAATTCGCTCGTAAAGGTTTGCCGTATTACCTAAAGCACACTCACCAATTTCAATGACGTTTGGTAAACCTGTTATTGGGTTAGGCACACCGTCATGCGGAACTGTAATTGCTGGACAATTGTTGGGTAGTTTTAAAATAGTTGATGCGCTACCGTCACCCATGATAGTAATGTCGCTTCTACGCAAAAGCAGATAGCCACAATAAACCCCAGCAGGGAAATATAAAGTACCGTTTGTTGGCACAGCCGCAAGCGCAGCTGCAAGCGTTGCATAGTTGTTTGTCGTACCATCTGCAAGAACACCGTAATCAAGAACGTTGATTGCAGAGCCTTGAATCATTGAGTAAGTAACTTTAGTTAATGACATTTAGTTTCCTTAAACTGAATAACAGCCAGAAATTCTTAAAAACGCACTTGCTTGAAGATCAGCTACTGTACTAGGAGTGTTTGTTATAGTGTCTTGAAACAAAGC